CGGATGCAAACACTTGGAAGCGGGCGGCGTTGTCGGCGTGGAACAACGACCCGTACTGGTCGTCTGTCAGCTTGCTGCTGTCAATGGAGGGGAGCGACAGCACGGTTGTCGATGCCAGCAGCAGCCCAAAAACAATCACGGCGTATTACGGCGCGGCGACATCAGCAACGCGGGCCAAGTTCGGCTCCAAGTCTCTGTACTTGAACGGAACGACGTTCGGCTCTGCTCCGTACCTGTCTGTCCCGTATTCGTCAGCATTTAATTTGGCAACTGGGGATTGGACTGTTGAGTGCTGGGCGTATGCAACTGCTTTGAATGAAAACAACAACCTGTTTGCAATTACTAGCACGGGCTCGGCGTACGCGCAGATCAGAGTTGTACCGCAGACAGGTGGAGCTGCATTTTTCCTGACGCAGGGTACAAGCGGGGACTGGCTGGATACAACGTCTGCGGAGGCGGGCACGTTCCAAACAAATACTTGGCAACACGTCGCCGCTGTCCGTGCTGGCAATTTGTTTCGCCTGTACGTGAACGGCACATCTGTCATCTCGTATACGTCGTCCAGCAACCTGAATAGCGGCAGCGGTTTGACTACGATTGGCGCGTCCGTAGGCAGCAGCAGCCCCACTACCGGCAACTCCACGGTGGGCAGCCAAACGTGGCAGGGCCATATCGATGACTTCCGTCTGACAAAGGGCGTGGCTAGATATTCCGGCTCATCCTTCACTGTCCCCACGGCGGCGTTCGCAAGCTGATGCCAGACCACGAAACCATCACCGTCGCCCTCGCCTACGCCGCTCTCGCGCTGGTCGGCCCGTTCGTGCTCTCGCGGCTTATCCGCTGGGCTGAGAGCGACGACGCGCAGCGTCTGGCGAGGGAGATTGGCTATGCGATTGAGGGGGTGGTGCGATGAGCAGTACGCTGCGAGCACTCGCCGACAGCCTCGCCACTGGCTTGCAGTCCGTGACGTGGGGCATCACGTCTACTACCGTTGAGCGGAAGAACTGGGCAAACATCGACGTAGACGCTATGAGCGTGCCACGAGTGTTCGTCGTTCCGGGCAACGCAGACGTGACACGCATCAGCCGCCAGATGATGCAGGTGGACTACACCGTCACGATCTTCGTCGGGCGGCACGTCACGACTGACGCCGAGGTAGACGGAATGCTGGATCTCGCCGACAGCGTCATGCTTCAGGTGCGTGCCCACTCGTTCGGCTCGGCTGTGACGTGGCCGGCTGGCGTCACCAGTCCGCAGACAGTGGGCATTGATCTCAACCCTGACGACGCACTGACAGAGCGGAACGTCTGGCGTGCGGTGATCACGGCGACGTATCGGGTGTTTGAAAGCAACGTGCTGCCGACCGTCTAGGAGGCTTGCATGTCCATCGTAGACATTGACCCGTCGTTCTTCCCGGCTCCGTTTCGGTTCCGAGTAGGGACGAAGTTCAAATGGGACACGCCGAAGGTCAAGCGGCTGCTGGACGACGCCAACCGTCGCTCGCTCAAGAAAGCCGGGCGGATCGTCTTCACGGCTGCACGCTCTAGAAAGGTCATCAGCAAGCGAGAACCACGGACGAAGACCGACATTCGCTACAAGATCGGCGAGCGGCAGGGCTACCAGCTTTACGCCGTGATCGACAAGGTGCCCAAGTCCGACATCGTCACCAGCTGGAAGACGAGCCGCTTCCCTGACGGCTTCCTCTGGAAAAGCCTCGAGTACGACTACAGCACTTCCAGCAAGACCGTTGTCGTCGGCCCAGGCTCAACCCGTGGCTACAAGGTGGCGTCGCTCCAAGCGTACGGCGGGACGGCGAAATACTGGTTCATGCCCTTCGCTCGGAAGGGGCAGTCGAAGTACAGCACGAAGGTCTACGGTCGTCTAACCAACTCGCAGCCGATGGCAGGCGGCAGGAACGGCGTGCCGAAGATGGGAATCTTTACGTTCACTAGACCGCTGCGTGGACGCGAATACATGGAGCGTGCCACGAAGATCGCACTGGCTGCCGGGAAGATCCCAGAGCAGTGGCGGAATGCCCTGCGGCATAGCGGCGGGAACTAGCGACGGCATACCCGGTCTAGATTCTGCCCTACTGCCCATACCGTGAGCGAACCAGCCGCACCGCTGGCACTCGCACACGAGGGCACAAATGCCGACTACGCCGACTACTGTTACGGTTCAGCTTGGTAAGGACGTGACCATCACGGGCATTGCAAACGCTCGCACTGCCACCGTCACAAACTCTGCATCAGACGTTGACGTCACGAAGTTTGGCGACGCAAGCCGCAAGTTTCGCAAGGCGCTGATCGAGCAGACGATTGAGCTTGAGTGCGTTGACGAACCAGGCACCACAATCGGCGCAACGTTCACGGTCGGCGGAACGGTGACCGGGAACGCCAGCTACGTCTGCACGAATATCTCAAAAAGCTCTCCGCTTGATGGAATTACGACCTTTACGGTCAGCGGTTCTCGGACTGTCTCGTCCTAATCAACTCACACGCCAGGAATAATAAAACATGGCTATTTCTCTCGGCAAAGACGGCTCTGCGCCTCCGTTTGGCGCAGGCGTCATCTCGGCGAACTATACCGAAGAGTGCGAGACGATTGACGTCTCAAACCGTTCCAACATCGGCGGCTCTAGCGGCGGTCCTGGCCGAAAGGCTTCCAAGGCTGGCTTCGTAACAAAGACGTGGGAGATCGAGTGCCACGACTCAACTGGCTTGATCACAAGTCTTGAGGCTGCTGGTTCATCGTTTAGCGTCATGAGTGTCACCGAGAACATTGGCGTTGATGGTGCCGTAACGTTTTCTGTGACTGCCAAGGAATTTAGCTGATGGCGATCACGCTGGGGAAGGACTGCTCCATCAACCTTGATGGAGGCATTATCGCCAGCGCTCGTAGCGTGACGCTGACTGAGTCGGCACGGACCATCGACGTTAATCCGTACGGCAGTCGGTACGCAGCAACCTACAGCACTGGCTACGAATGCACTGTTAGCGTGGAACTGAACGACTCCAACGACCTTGGCACGGCGTTTCAGAAAATGCACACGGGCGGGACATTCGAAATTAATGGCGGCGCCGCTGGCTTTTCGTTCCTCGCCGTGCTGACAGGCATAAGTGAGTCGGACACGATTGATGGCGTGGCAACGTTCACGCTTGAAGGAAAGATGACTGATCCGAGGCTTGCGAGGTAGCAGATGCGTGAGTTCCGAGACGACCAGGGCAGACCGTGGCAAGTGGCGTTGACCGTCGCTTCGGCGCTGCGTATCCGCGACAACGTCACGATTGACGTCGCGGACGAGGCGACCGGCGAGCGAAAGGCTATGCCTTTCGACATGGTTGACGCCGCCAACATCTCGCAGACGTTCCAAGTGCTGCGAAGCCAGTACGCGAAGATCGGCGAAATCCTCTATGCGTTGCTGACCAAGCAGGTAGAGGCCAAGGGGCTCTCCCGTGAAGACTTCCTTGACGGTCTGCGTGGCGATTCGCTGGACGCTGCGACGAAAGCGATTGAGCAGGAGCTTGTCGATTTTTTCCCGCAGCGCCTCCGCAAGATGATCTCGCTTCTCGCCCAGAAAATGGACGAGGTCGCAAACGAGATGCTGGGTCGAGCGGAGGCGGGTCTGGAGAAGGCGACGATCGAGAGCCTCGCAGGAGCGTCTGGGATGCCATTTGGGAAGCCGCAGGAATCCTCGGAGTCCACCCAGGCAAGTGGACTTGCAGACAACTCTTCGCCGCTCGCGACAGCCGCTTAGAGCATCAGTGGTGGCATACGGCGAACCTGTTGGCGCAAGCAGCAAACATAAATAAAGACAAGCACTCGCCGAGAGTAGACCCGCGAAAACTCAACCCATACGCCAAGCAACCCAAGCCGAGACAAGCCACGCCGGAAGATCTCGCTAGGCTGTTCGGTAGAGATTGGCAGAAACACGTATGAGCGCGGGAGCAGTCAAAGCCGGCGGCGTGTTTGTTGAGATCGGTGCCGATCCGACAAAGTTCTTTGCAGCCCTCAAGGGTGTCAATAAGAGCATTGGCTCAATCGGCAAGGCGATGACGCCTGCCGGCACGAAGATGGCGGCGATGGGTGCTGGCATCGTCGGCCCGATCTTCGCTTCTGCGGCAGCGTTCGTGAATGTCGGCAGTGCGCTCCATGACATGAGCAAGCGCACGGGCGTCGCGACTGAGTCGCTATCCGTGTTGCAGTTTGCTGCCAATCAAACCGGCACGGACATGGGTGGCGTCGAGACTAAAATCAAGAAAATGCAGAAGGCAATCTTCGCCGCCGGAGAAGGCAGCAAGGAAGCCGCCCATGCACTGGCAATGGTTGGATTGTCGGCCAGCGATCTGGCCGGGCTGTCTGCGGATCAGCAGTTGGGCAAGATTGCCGATGGGCTAATGGCAATTGAAGACCCTGGTGCTCGAGCAGCCGTTGCCATCATGATTTTTGGCAAGTCTGGCACTGACATCCTGCCAATGCTTGAGGGCGGATCTGCTGGTATGGCTGCGTTTGCCGATGAGGCAAAGCGTCTTGGCCTGATCATGGACTCCGAAACGGCTGC